GCATAGATTCCATCCACGCACGTACTCAGGGATTCGTGCCCCCTCAGACAAAAGGAGAAATGCAGTATGGCTGCACTACGTGGTAAAGCATATTGGGCCAAAGTTCATGAGCCTGTTCAGAACAAGTGGGACCCGGAGAAGATCGAGTACTCGATCAACATCGGGAATCTCTCTGACGAGGACAAGGCTTTCCTGACAGAGCAGAATCTTGGGACTAAAATCAAGACTGACCCGAAGGGGACGATGGGTGACTTCATCCAGTTCAAGGCCCGTGACACCAAGCGCATCTACAATCGGGAAACCGGTGAGTCGGATGTGGTGGACAACAGTATCCTTGTTGTTGACTCCGAGAAGCAGGACATACCGTCAAATGTCCTGATCGGGAACGAGTCAGAGGTAGTCGTCTCGTTTAAACCTGTCCACTACAAACGCTATGATGTATGGGCTGCGGAGTTGCTCGGCGTACAGGTTCTGAATCTGAACCAGTACACCCCCGAGGTTGACCCGATGGCTGACTTTGATCAGGCAGCTGATCTTTCTGCATAGTATGTACGGGTCCGGGGGTACCCGTCATCCACCCCCACCTAATTTCAGATGGTGGCTGCTCCCCATCTGACGGGGCGTTGCTCATATCCAACGTGCCAGCAGGTCCGGGGGCACCTGTCCCACAAACCCCCAACTAATTGAGGCCGCATGAAACGCATCGAGAACATACCAGAAGACCTCCAGACGCTGTTCGATTTCGGGATTTCAAATCCTGATCCGGCGAATGTCGAGGCGATGATGACGGACATACGCGAGGCTGTGCTACGTTCCATCGGAGAGCCAGCCAACAAACCGAAGACACTTCGTATGTCGAACATGGGACGGCCCGACCGTCAACTGTGGTACGACATCAGCCGACAGACCTCCGGCTCCGACATGCCGTACAGTCTCCGGATCAAGTTCCTGATGGGCCACCTGATGGAAGCCCTCATCCTCTTCCTGATCAAAGAGGCTGGACATTCGGTCGAGGATGAGCAGCGCGAGATCGAGATCGGCGGTATCAAGGGACACATGGATGCCCGGATTGACGGGATCGTAACCGACGTCAAGACAGCATCACGGTACGGTATGAAGAAGTTCGAGGACGCATCGTCACTCATCAATGACGATCCATTCGGCTACATCGGACAGATCAGCGGGTACGCACAGGCCTGTGGTGATGATCGTGCTGCCTTCCTTGCAATCAACAAAGAGTCCGGGGAGATCAAGATTTGCACTCTCTCCGGCAACCATATGATTAATGCAGAGGAGCGGGTCAGCCATGTCAAAACCCTCCTGTCTTCTGATACGCCACCTGCTCGATGTCACGATCCGATTCCAGAAGGGAAGTCGGGCAACCTCGGGTTGGCGAAGGGTTGCACGTTCTGCGACCACAAATTTGAATGCTGGGCCGATGCAAACGGCGGCGCAGGACTCCGAAGATTCCGATACTCCAACGGAGTGAAGTACCTAACCCATATTGTGAACACGCCAAATGTCGAGGAAGTCGTCCGGTAACGGTCACTGGAAAAATCCATCTAAGATTAAACTCGACCCGGACAACTCATTCGGCTTTGTCTATCTGATTGTCAATTTAGAAAGCGGTCAACGATACATAGGCAAGAAGCAGTATCACAAGTACAGTAAAGGTAAACGTATGGCCCCCTCGGATTGGCGGTCGTATACCTCGTCAAGTCGCTACGTCAACGATGACATACGCCGACATGGCAAACAGATATTCCACTTTGAAATTCTGGCAGAATTCGACTCTCGCAGCGGATTGACTTACGCCGAGACGAATCTTCAGCATGTCTGTCATGTGTTGACGGAAGTCAATAGAGAAGGTGACCGCCTGTTCTACAACCAGTTTATCGACAAGATAAGGTTTATACCGCAGGAGTACCTGACAGAAGAACAGCGTAAGAAAGTAGTCTGTCGTGTCCTCAAAGATTTCCATTGACCTCGACAATCAGTTAGAGGTAATGTCGGAGGCACCGTCTGGTGATCCGCATAAGCTGTTATTTTTGGCGGTTATCTTTCAGGCCATGCTCGATGCAACAAAGCCAGAGGCAGAGAATGAGTCAGCAGAAGCGGTCCTTGAACGAGGCAGGGCACAGGCGTGGCTCTTTGCAACAACGGGAGTTACAGCAACAGACTTCATCACCGTCTGCGATCTGGCCGGGATCGACTACAGTCATGTCCGGTCCTTTGCCCATCAGGTCATCAACACAGGCGAGTCCAGCTTCATCAGGAAAAAAATCAATGCCATCCTCAACCACAGTTAAATCAGACGGCTGGTCCACCAGCTACTACGAACTGCCGCACGGCGCAGCTGAACTACAGGACCTGATCGAGTATCGGGAGATGAACTTCAGCGTCGGTAACATCTTCAAGGCCTGTTATCGTCTGGGCCGAAAGGACGGGGCGACAACGCTCTACGACCTGAACAAAATTAAGTGGTACGTCGAGCGTGAGATCATCAGGCTCGAACGTGAGCAACGGCAGCAGCAGTTTGAGTTTAAGGAAGAGTATCTATGAAGCAGGTCAACGGCCTCTGGCTCCCAGATTCAGACACACACTTTGCCGGTCCTGATTATGAGATCGGGACACGGCGGGTAGCCCTTGGCCTGACCAAGAACCGGCGTGTTGCTCTCGATGTCGGTGCCCATGTCGGCATCTGGACACGACACCTTGCCGAGGAGTTCGACACGGTCTGGGCCATGGAGCCAAACCCTGAGAACTTTGATTGTCTTACCCGTAACACCGACGATCTCGACAACGTGGTACTCCGCAACGAGGGTGCGTCGTGGACAGACGATATGATGACACTGGTCCATAATCGTCAGGGTAACTCTGGCATGTGGTCACTGGCCGCGCCGGGGCAGAAGGTTGACGGGACGGCCTACTTCGTCAAGGTCGTCACCATTGACAGCCTTGCCTTACCTGATCTAGACTTCATCAAGATTGACGCCGAGGGACATGAACCTGCCGTGCTGCGTGGGGCGACAGATACCATTGAACGATGCCGTCCTGTACTCTGCCTTGAGGTGAAGGGTAACGGCGTATCGTACGGGGCCGTGGCTGATGCTATCAACATGGCCTTGTCATCTTTTAACTTTGATTATCATCCGCACCGCATAGGTTCGGAGATCATCTACACACCGGCATAACATGGCAAAGAAAGTAGAAACCCGAGTCGTCCGTACCAAGACAAAGCGTCGGACATTTCCTGTAGGACGCCGCCACTCCAAAAAGATTGGCCGTAGATCAACGATCTTCCGTAAGCGCGGCAACCAGTAACCACCGGAGAATTACATGCAAGTTACCCTCATCAACTCAATGGGGACCGACCAGACTGTTGTCGATGCTGCGCGTGTGTCGTTTGCCAAGAAGGCAGACAATTACACCGAGGCCCAGAACGAGAAGCTGATCCAGTATCTGGCACGGCACAATCACTGGACACCGTTCGGTCACGCACAGGCGACCTTCCATATTGAGGCACCCATCTTCGTTGCCAGACAACTTGTCAAGCATCAGGTCGGACTGGTCTGGAACGAGGTGTCACGTCGCTACGTGGACGACCCGCCCCGATTCTTCAGTCCGTCCTCGTGGCGTCCACGATCTCAGGACAAGAAGCAGGGATCGGACAAGCACGATCAGATCGACAACATGCGTCAGGCATGGAAAGTATATGAGTCTGCTATCCATAACATCAGCAAGACCTACGGCATCCTGCTTGAGATGGGTGTCGCCCCGGAACAGGCCCGGATGGTACTGCCCCAGTCGATGATGACTGAGTGGTACTGGACCGGAAGTCTGGCAGCGTGGTCTCGTGTCTGTCGCCTTCGTGTCTCCGACGACGCACAGGCCGAGACAGAGTTGATTGCGCTGGACATCAGCCGTGAAATGAAACACTTATTCCCCGTATCATGGGCAGCACTGGAGGAAAATAATGGCTGAACCACAGGACTATCTCAAAAGCAAATTGGCGAGTCAGCGACTCGTACATAA